CTACCATAACAACGTATCAGCTAATTTCTTATTTTTTCGCATGCTCGGTTTAACATCAAGATTTAATCTTTTCGTATAATCGGTTATTTGATACATTATAATATAATTAGATTTAAAAATTTACAGTAAAAATTTAAATCTAATTATATTATATATGGAACCGCTATTATTTGAAAATGAAAATAGATTTGTTTTATTTCCTATAGAACACCATCTAATATGGGCTGAATATAAAAAACAAATGGCGTGTTTTTGGACAACTGAGGAAATTGACCTATCGAAAGACCTCCAAGATTATAATAAATTAAGTGATAATGAACAGTTTTTCATAAAGCATATTTTGGCTTTTTTTGCTGGAAGTGATGGCATAGTGCTAGAAAATTTAGGCAAACGTTTCTTAAGTGAAATACAGATTCCAGAGGCTCGGTGTGCGTATGGGTTTCAACTCATGATGGAGAATATACACAGTGAAACATATAGTTTAATAATAGATACACTTATAAAAGACGAAGTGGATAAAAAGCATCTTTTTAATGCTATCAATACGATCCCGTGTATTGCTAAAAAAGCGTCTTGGGCTATAAAATGGATTGAGGATGAATCGTCTAATTTCGCCACTCGATTAGTTGCGTTTGCGTGTGTAGAAGGGATATTTTTTTCTGGTAGTTTTTGTGCTATTTATTGGTTAAAAAAACGTGGATTGATGCCTGGACTAACATTTAGTAATGAACTTATTTCAAGAGATGAAGGACTGCATACTGATTTCGCCGTTTTGCTATATGGTATGCTAAATAATAAATTAATGGATAGTACTATATATTCTATTATAAGGGATTGTGTTGATATTGAAACGGAGTTTATAAATGAGGCTCTATCATGTAGGCTTATTGGGATGAATTCAGAACTGATGAGTCAATATATTAGGTTTGTAGCGGATAGACTCATCGTTCAACTCGGCTATGATAAATTATATAATGTGGAAAATCCGTTTCCATTTATGGAATTAATATCATTAGAAAATAAAACAAATTTCTTTGAAAAAAGGGTTAGTGAGTACTCACTCGCCAAGGTTGGAAATGATAACAATATAGGCAATATATCATTTGAAGATGTTTTTTAAAAATACGATATTATAAAATTTTATAATATATTATTTTTAATCTGCGATTAACCGCTTATTGAAATGATTTAGACGCTGCTTATATTTCAGGTGTCCTTGTGTTTTTAGGTGTTGGTCTATATATTTAACATCAACGGACGTATTACGACAGGGGCACTTGAATCGAGTAGGTGGATTTTTCAATATAACATAGTGAGGCTTATCTAATATCGTATGGTTCATTATATTGTATTATCACCTAAGCTTTAAGTATAGATAATTATTATACAAATCCTTTTAATTTAGTTCGTCCTCATCGATAAAATCGTCTTTCAGCCTGTATCCAACAAATACACTTCTTTCATTTTTGCCGTTTTTCTGGTATCTATCTCTAAAACATTTTTTAATGCTCTTAATTGAAAATAAACAATCTTTAAATTTAATTTTGGATTTTTTCCTCTTCTCGTCTCTGCTTAAATTGCGGTATGCTTCACTCCGTTTATAGTCATTAAATAAATCAGTTAGGCGTATTATATCGCTATCGTTTCCAGTATATTCGTAATCCTCCTTAATCCATTGTAGTAGTTCGTCATTGCTCTCCATATATTCAGTAGTTCGTTTTTTGATTCTATCGGGAATAATAGCGTCAATATCTAAATTATTTTTATAATAAGATAATACGATTTGAAATAAGGCGTATTTGTATTTATCTCTAAATTCTCGTGTGCTTACTTCATTATTACCCTTATAAATATAGTCGCCCTCGTGGTCTTCAGGGTTATTTACAAACGTAGACCTAAACGGCATATCAATTAACCGCCTCGCTACGGAATTATCCATTTTCCCCCCTATTACTGGTTTTTCGTTACACTCTAAAATATGAGTAGCCGTTAGGGCACATTTCGTCTTATTTGAATACATCAAACGAGCATTAATAGAGGCTCCTCCTGTTAATTCCTTGACACTTGAAAAATTGATTCGACTATCGCCCTCCGTATCGGGTTCTCTGTATATTACAAAGCGACGATGCTGCATGTTAGCGACTTCAGGATTTGCCCCTTCTTTTAGTGGTTTTAGTAGGATTTGATTATGGGCATGGTATCCATAATTTCCTATTGCGGTCATAAATAGGTCGTTTAGTGTTCCCTTGCCGTTGCCTCCGCAGCCATTCGCTAAAATGAATTTCTGGAGTGTTTCGCCTAATAATCCAGTGCTTAAAATAGATAAATAGAGTTTCTTCTCCTCCTCAATAGGGAAAATACTATTTATTAAATCGTGGACGGTGTTAAGTTCGTCCGTGGTGGGTTCTCGCCATTCGTATCCTGTCGTGATATACATATAATCCTCGCGTAATGCTCGGCAGGTTTCCCCTGTTCTAATATCGAAAGCCTTATTATTAAAACAAAACATAAATTTATTTTGCTCGAATTCGATTGTGTTGTCCTCTATCAGGTCTAAAACCAAATTATAAACATCTAACCGAAATTTACGAGTATTTAGGCTTAAAATAATTTTGCTATAATTTTTAATGAGGTCCTGTTTTTTCTCCTGTGTGATATTAGGGTCATTGCTTATTTGTTTGATTTTATCGCTATATAGGCTGGTCATTTCCGTACCGATGCTATTCCTTAATAGGTTGCCCGATGGGTTTTGAATCCATAACCCTGATTGAATATTATATTTATAGATAATTTTATTACAATATACGAAGTCCTCGCCGATAGTGTTTGCGTATTCTGTCGCGATACTGCTTTGCGTAAAATCAAAACTATCGCTCATATTGTTTTGTCTGTATTTAAAACAGATATTTTTATATCCCGCCTCGTCGCTTAATTTAGCGTAATGCTTAATACTGCCTAGTGTCATAGGGTTATTGGATTGATTCCATAATTCCTCTAGTTTTTCATTAATAGAATGTGGGTTGTAGCGGTCGAGGAAGTCGTCAAAATCTACGTATTTAACGCCGTCGTAGGATAGCGATTTAGCAGAAATATAGCACATATACACAAAATCAACCTCTGCTGATTTAGCAGATAGCACGATTTTCGACCAGTCGCCGTAGTTATCTAAATATTTAGAATCGATTAAATCTAAATACTCCATAACTTCGGTGGCGGTTGGTTTCTTGTATAACTCCGTTTTCTGGTCAGTGGCGATTTGGTTTGTTCTAAGTTCCTCTAATCCATCGATGGAGTGGCTGGATATGGATTTCGCGTTTGCTGAAAAATCGCAGGTGATAAAATGGCTACTAATAAAATCGCTGTGGCTGTTATTAAGTGGTTCTTGATAGCGGTCCTCGCCGTGTTTTGTTTGAAAAATCATTTTCATTGAGCCGTTTTTTTTATAAATGGAATCGTCAAAATCAGTCAATAGTTGAATGCCGTCCTCGTGCTTGATATTCTTTTGACAGTATCTAATAATATTTTTTACATGGTTTAAATCGTTGTCATCCTTAATAATATAATTAGGGGATACGAGATGAAGGGAATGCTTCTTTTCGGTCGTTGAACCACTAATAGACAAATCTCGATCATTAAAAATATCGCCGATAAACTCCGTTACTAATGAGGTGTATTTTTCAAAATCTAATGAGGTTTCAGTCTTCTTGTGGTCGAAGTCATAGCACATTTTAAAGGGATATTGATGGAAAACCTCGAATATGGAGCGGTCGGGATTTTTCTGGAGAAATGAGGACAATTTATTTTTATTTTTGATTAGGAAGACCTTCTTTCTGGGGTCTTCTTTTTTAGGAGTGGAAATAATAACCTGATTAACATTATCGGTTAATGCCTCTTTAGCATCATTGAGAGTGTAAAAAGTGGGACTAACCTTGCGAGGTAGGTCAGTAATCTCCAGTTTAATAGGTGTAAAATCGGGTTCTTTAGTTTCCATTACAATAGGCTCAGATTTTTTTACTGCTTTAAAGATAAATTTCATTCTTGTATATATATAGTATAGATAATAATTATCTTTAAGTGTTTATAACTTTTAAATATAATTCATATATTTAAAAAATATGTTTTGAAACGGTCCGACTCTATAGAATATTTCTCTTTGAGCGAATTTCAAACGATTTATATCTACAGTAGAAAGCGATTAAAGATAAGCTTACTAGAAGGATAATCCACGTCGTTATCATTATATAATATAGTGTTTATATAATCATTTAGAATCCAATAATCTAAGAAAATATTGAATATCAGGACTGATAATAATATATATTGTATCATGCTTATAAATATATAATATAACAATATATTATTTATTTATTTAAATATTTCTGATGTTTCTTGGTGTGCAGGTGCTGGATTTTGCCGTTTGCTGTATATTTCCCACCACATTCGCAATCAAATTTTTTATTTATTTTTTCTCGATTATTTTGCCTATATTCTAATTGATATTCGTTAAGTGTCTCCTTATTAGTTTGTCTATATTCTTCATTATATTCTTTAAAATATTCTTTATTTTTTTGTCTATATTCTTCATTATATTCCTTAAAATATCCTTTATTTTTTTGTCTATATTCTTCATTATATTCTTTAAAATGTTCTTTATTATCTTGATAATATTCCACCGTTGTCCTCCCTGCTATATACTTATTAACACAATTCATTTTCCTTATGTGTATGCCCTCACACCGCCCTAATTCCGTTTTACTATTACAGGGGTATAGTTCGATTAGTTCAATATAAGCATCGTCATATTTCAATAGCTCAAAACTACTAACGTAATTATGAAGTCCTTTATTATATCTTTTAAAATCCGCTCGATGTCCTGCCATCCTTACAGACAAGTCCTGTGTAGTGCTTCCAACATAAACCTTATCGGTTTGGTGGCTTCTAATTGTGTATAGCTTCCCGTTTAAATAATTAGGCATTTATATGTTATACTATGTTTTTTTATGTTTAAGTATATATAATATTTTTAATATCATATCTATTTAAATCTTTACATATACGGATTGCTGTACTGCCTTGCTATGGTTCATTTTCTCTGCTAAATCTTTTTGCTTCGCTATCTCACCACCGAATTGATTACTTAAAAAAGATTTCCTCAATATACCGACTGACCCTTCTTTATCGAATAGGGACTTCATTGTCTTCTTCAATTCTTTGCCTAGTCCATTAGAGGTGTATTTGCGACCGAGAGCATTTTCGAGTAGCAGTTCTCCGTTCTTAATTTCGAACAGCTTGATATATCGCTTTATAATATCATAAAGAGGTCGAGGCACGTTAAAAATTATATTGTTATCTGTTTGTGATTTAGTCGCGTTCTTGCCATAATGAATAAACGACTTTCCCTTGTTGGTCACATAATAAATCCTATTGTCTTTGTCAGGACCTAATTGTTGATATGCTCCAATAGGGTATAAAATCATTTCAGCATATTCCAACCTACGAGGTGGTAAGTAGGTATATAATGATAATAAGAGGTGGTGTATAATTTTTTGTCTATCACATTTACTCTTAATAGTTTTCGCATAATTGGTATATCCTAAACACTTTAATTCATCACCTAGCTCATCTCGTTTTTCTAAAAATTCATTCCAATTAACCCAGTTCGCTATATCTTTATCACTCTTTTGATTATCTGCTATGGAATCTTGGTACACCTTGTTTTCATCTTTTAACATCGCATTATATAATTTATAGACCTTGGCGAAGTTTTTATTCTGGGGCTGGTTCTTACCTTTTGGGGAGATTGCGACTAGAATAGAAGCAATCATCGACCGCCTTTTAGACTGGTTGTATTCTTGTAATTTCGCAATCACGGCATCTTTTTGCTTCAATAAAAATTGTCTACTTCTAAAGGGTTTATTAAGCACATCTTTAGAAAGGCTATTTAAATTATTTTTATAAATTTGTAAAGTGCTTTCACGGACATCTCTGGATTTTTTAATTTCATCTAATAACTTATTCATATTATATATTATATAGAAATATTTTATTTTTAAATAATTGAAACGAATTAAATTAAATAAATTAAAATCCATAGTATATAAAGAAATTATCTATACTTAAAAATAAAATATTATCTATATATATAGAATGAGTTTTGGTTTTGAATTAACTATCAATATTGATGAAAATACTAATCCTACAATTTTAATAGATTATAGAGATGGAGGAATTCTTAAAAAATACTCAAATAAAGGATACAATAAATGTATGAAAATTCGATATAATTTAGAAGATAGTGAAAAAATGAAATCTATCATAAATGATGATAGATTTTTAAATGTCAATCGACATCATGTAAATGGAGGAATAAAAGAAGATACCGAAAATGTAAATAAATATGCTTTTGATAAAATTATGGTATATAACAATACAATCTGTAAATATGAAAAATGTGGTTTCTTTACTATTAGTTACAAGAATAATAATGGATTAGGTGAAAAAATTAGTAATTGGATTTATACTCAAATGAAAGAAAAAATATACGATAAAACAACTATCGATAAAAAGACATATTCAATAAGTTCTTATTATGAACGAGATGAAAATATTTTAAAATATAAAAATTGTAAAAAAATGAGTGGTGATAATGGTGTTGATATTAAATACAAAATAAATATTTTAAGTTTAGGGAGATATACCGATAATTTAGGTTCTACCCATAAATTATTATGTAAATTGAAAATTAGTCATTATTTATTTTGCGAGAATTTCGAATATGAAAATTATAACAATTGGATAAATAAAGATTATTGTGTTTTAATCAATTGTGGTACGGATTATTCTATTGAATTAAATGATGGTGGACAACATATAAGAAACTACATTCTAGATTACTGGAAAAAACAGGGTGAAAAATTTATATGGATGTTAGATGATAATATTCAATTTTATTCTAGATTATTATATGGTGTAAAAATCAAGATTGAAAGTAAAGAGATTTTCACTTCTGTAGAACATTATGTTAAACATTTTGATAATGTAGGTGTGTGTAGTCACAATATAAGTTGTAATATTACTGGTGGAGGTATAAGAAATTGTTTATTGGTAAATGAAAAATGTTTTACAAGTTTATTAATCAATTTAGAAACCGATATTCGCTTTAGATTTAAATACAATGAAGACCATATTTTTACAATTGATAATATCAATAAAGGTTATAATTCATTATGTTTTAACCATATTATATATAATAAAAAGACTAGTGGAACTGAAAAAGGTGGTAATAGTAAGATTTATGATAGTGGGGGTGATTGTAGTGGATACAACAGAAAATGTAATGATACAATGAATTTATTAAAAAATGATATCGAAAATGGGATAGTAGAATTGAAAAATCAAAAGTGTACATTGTTTAAAGTAACAACTAAAATAAAAGGAAAACAAAAAAATATTATTGACCATTTACAGATACAATATAGTATGTTGAAAAATTATAATAATCCGTTAAATAAAATTATGGAATTAGAACCATTTAATTCTAATTTAGATTTATAAAGAAATTATCTATACTCTATAGAAAATAAAAATCTATATTCTATACAAATTTAAAATAAAATATCTGTATAGAATAAATGTTTAAATATTTCTGGTATTTACTCGGATATGATGTATATACGGAAGATCTGCCTATTATGTGTATTAACTCCTTTGCTCCTACAAATAGAGATATCAATTATGTAATGAAAAGAATATATTTTATAGATGACGAAGACTATGATGAGGAGGATACAGCACCTTTACTAATAAAAAATAGGATAAATAAGGAGGATTTAGAGGCGGAATATGATAGATTTATTAGAGATAATTACGATTAGTTTTGAGAGGGGAATCGGGGGAGGGGGGTTCAAATCAGTCAAATCAGTCAAAACAATGTCAGTCAAAAAAGACTATTCTTATATTTACTCTCTACGAGAGACTTATAAAAAAAGTGTCACTAAAATGACTTATTTGACTGATTTTCAAAATCCCCTAATCTTTCCACGTGGCATTGATATAATTTTGAACAGATCTAATATATAACTCGGGCCGTATTCTATTTTTAAAATCTCGGCAATATCTACACAGATAAATTTTATATATATAGTCATTGTTTATTTTATCGGCATAATAGTACTCGTCCGTCCAAGAAGCACATAAAAAGCATGGTTTCGAATATTTTGATATCCAAGATCGATTATTATAAGGTTTCCCTACTATAATTCTATATTCTTTCATTATACTATATAAATATATAATAATATACTTATATATTATAAATTGGGGGTATTTATCTTAATCGTGTGGTGTTATAGGGATTTGAAAAAATATTCCACTTTTGCTTTAATGATATATAGGCGTATTTCTTAATAGACATCGCCATTATCCAAAAATAGAACTGATAAGATTTTCAACAGGTCCTTTTTGAATCTGTAATTTACCATCTACTATTTTAGGAGGAGGTGGCATGTATGCCCCAGATAGGATTTTGGAAACTTCAAGCGATTCTTCTGGATTTTGTGTAATTAAGTCTAAAATACCATCTCCTTGCTTTTTTTTAGACATTTTTACATTTTTTTTTTTTGAATGCCCATCTCCTACAATCTCATCTACTAATGCCGCCCCTCCTGCCGCTGCTGCCCCAGTAGCAAATGCTCCTGCTGCTGTGCCTAAAGCAGAAACGATTGAGGGTATAAACGGAATTATAAATGCTGGAAGAAAACCTCCTTTCTGTTTTTTCATTCCACCTCCTTTTTGTGTTAAACTATTAACTATATCTACAAATTCTTTTGGGTCTTTTTTTGCTAAATTTAGTGCTTTTCTTAAAGAACCACCTTCAGTATAACCCATATCCATTTTGGGTTTTTTTTTAGGTTCTTTCGAATGCCCAGTGCCTAATTGTTTTAATCCCTTGCCATTTATCATACTATTTTGAACTGCTTTAACCTCCGCATATTCTTTACTTCCCTTTTTAGGGACTACATATTTACCGCCTTTCATTGAATTCCAATGCTTAAGAGCCATTATCCATGAGTTCGCCATTTGTATAGTATAATATAATAAAAAAAAAATATATTTATATTATATAAATAATGGCGAATATATTTAATGATACAATTACATCTACTGAAGTTGGCGAAAGATTATCTAATATTAGTTCTTTAAACATAACTGATGATAGTGTTATTGTCCTAAATGATAATAACCAAGTCAATAAAAAAACAATAACTACTTATGCCCAAGACACCCTATTAAGTCTAACTTCAGACTCTGATATACAAACTATCGCAAACAACGCATCCCCTGTTGGTTATTCGACTATTTATGTAGATAATATTGAAAAATTAGCAGAAAATGTTAATCAAAATTTAAATTTAAAACCGAAAGCGGAAAATCCAGTTAATAATACAATTGGATTGAAAAGTGGATTAACATACTGGGGTACTTTTGTTGGAAACGCTGATGTTAATCCAAGGGCAACTGCGAAAATAGAAAGCGGATTTTATTCTGGAGATGCGTGGCAACACCAAAAATTAAGATTTTATGTTGGATATAATACCTATGATGACCCCCCTTCTGCTATAACAAATTTTCCAGGCTACGATACATCTACTTTAAAAATGGAATTGGATAATTTCAATCAGACTACTTATGTTAATATTGTGCCTAATGCTAATGATACATTAGATTTAGGTATTGATGCTGGTGATACAGGTAATAATACAGAAGGTGGTGATAGATGGTTTCGTAATGCTTTCATATCTAATATTTATCATAACAATTCTATTCAAGTATCAGACGAGAGATTGAAAACAGATATAAAACCGATTCCTTCTGCTCTTGGTTCTTTATTGAAAGTAGATACAAAAATGTATAGATATACATCACACCCTAATAAAATACGCTTTGGTATGATTGCACAGCAGATACAAACCCTATTTAGTGATGAATATGGTATTGTTAATGAAAGAGAAAATGGTTATTTAGGTATATCTTATATTGACTTTATCCCTTTAATTATAAAGAGTATCCAAGAGTTAGCACGTAACAGGTCTAAAAACATACCTGATGATGTAAATATTGTTGAAGTTGAAGTTCCTCGGCAAGACCCTAAAGATAATATGTTCGGTTCTATAATTGATCGAGTGTTAAAATTAGAGCGTCTTATTAGTGCTGGTGCTAATATCGTTGAAAGTGTTGAGGAAGTTATTAGCAGTAATGAAAATGATAATCAAACTAATTTAGATGATATATTAGCAAGATTAGAAAAATTAGAAAATAAGCATCATCATGTTGATAGTGATGGTGAATCAGATGGGTTTGATATGGTCGCAAAATTACAGACTGAAAATTATGAGTTAGGACAGCGTATTCAAAAATTAGAAAATAAAATGAAGAAAATGACTACTATGGTTAATAAACTTGTTAAGCAGTCAAACTAAATGAAACTCAAATTATTTACATCATTATTATCTTTTTCCAATAATTCAACTTTTTTTATTAGTTGATTTATTTGTTCTTGTTGATTTTGTATTTGTTCTTGTTGTTTCTGTAATAATCTTAACATAGGACTAATTAACTGACCATAACGCAATCCATAGTTAAATCCTTCGTCATCAACTTCCTTTGTAATATCATCTTCTATAATTGTTTTCTTTTTTCTATCTTTAATATAAGCACCAGAATATTCAAACATAGTTCCTTGTAAATCTTGAGCAATCAAACCAGTATGTGGTCTATCACTCGTTCCATCAATGAATTTGTATGAACAAGGTTTTAATTTTAATAATTCATCTGCGTATTGGTCTATGTCTTGATAATCTATATCTTTTTTCTGATTTCTATCAGATGTTTGAATAGTTCCATTACCCGCGTATATATCTCGCCACCTATTATTCGAACCACCTAAATCTCGTGCGTTGTCATTATTCGGAATTAAATTAGTAGAACATACTATATTACCTGCTATTCTCAATCTCTCTGTGGTCTGAATTTTGAATGTGTGTTGGACATCAGATGTATAATCTATTGAATTAGTTGATATTCCTATTTTGTATGTTGTTCCATATAATAATATTTTATCTGCCAATGTCTCTGGAAAATCAATTGTAGTTGGATTGATGTTTGGTGCTTGTACTGTAGTAGCATAAATAGTGGTGGAATTTATCGTGCTTGCTACTGCGATATTAGTGGTGTGGACATAATCCCATCGTTTTAAACTACTTCCAAGTGAAAGAGTGCCGTTAACATTAGGCAATATATCCACACTTGTGTAATTTGCTACTTGTCCTACTCGAAATTTTTCATCACTCGTAGATACTGATATTGTATTATCACTATCATTATTAACACAAAACACGATATTATTTCTTGAAACTGAACCAGTTTCACCAGTTGGTAATGATACTCCACTTCCTATAATCATTGATTTTCTAGTTTCACTGAAATCACCCAACACATCATTATATCCAGTATTAAAATAGATAGGACTTGTTGTTGTCCCCTCACCATTTACATCGTAACCTACACCACGCAAATCTATATAAGCACCAGCACCAAATCCACCGAAGACTCTATTCTCTTTAACATATAATTTTTCAAGATAACCATTTCTAAATCGTTTTGTAAGCTCACCTAAATCCGCTGTGTTATCTGTTGATGGTATTATATGCGAACTTACATTTAATCTTTTTAATATATCTACAGTCGTGGCGGTTATTGTCATTTGAAGAGAGGTAAGTGCCGCTTGGTCTCCTGATATAGCACCAACAAAACCACTGCCTTGTGCTTCTCGCACTCTAAAATCCAATCTTCCACCTTCCCAGTTTGTGCCTGTTGTTCTACAATTTATATTCGCAAATAGACGTGGTGCTTCGTCATTTTGACTAAAAAACGAAGACCAAAACGTTAGACCACTGCCATATGAATCCGTAGCACTATTAGGGGCTTCATTTCTCGGTGCTAAATTTAATTGGAAATGCTTATTATTCTCTTTACAAAGCATAATAGATTGAGCTGCTGGTATTTCTAATGGTCGATTAGTTCTAATATTTCCTGACCCATTAGGTGAAATTTCTAAATGGGTATTTGTTGGTGTTCTTATTCTCTCAGTTTCTATATTATCAATATAACCATTTAAAAATGGTGTAGTTAATGATGCTAAATCAATATTGCTATTTAACACTAAATCATCGTGTAATTCTAATTTAGCATAGGTAATAACTTTATCAGCAACTCCGTCTATTGTCATTAAGGTATTTCCACTTGTTGCCTCTGTTTTACTAAATGTAAAATTCATTATATCTATCGGTGATGGTGTTGATGTGTAAAATTGCTCTATCTCATTAAATGTGTTTTGTATGGAATCATAATTACTTCGTGTGTATCTACCTATTACTTCATCTCCGTATATTTTTACATATTTATTAGTTGATGTACCAATGTTATATGTATTATCGGTATTGCTAACAATATTATTAGTTTTTAAATTAGTAGATATAAAGGTGCTGTCTGTGTTGTTTAACTCTAATACTTGAGTCGTGGTATTAACATAAAAAGTATGAGTGCCTGTGCCGTGTGTTTTGTAATCTATATCCTTGTTGCCATTAGTGGTTGCTATTGTTCCCTGTGATCCATTTGTAATATTGAAACCACCATTTAACATAATACCACTTGGTGCTGTTACATGTGCGTGTTGTGCATCGAATGATAAGTAGGTTGGATTTGTATTATCATCTCTATATCCGTATGTATTACAAATTATTTTATTAGCATTATCAACCTTAATATCATCTGCTTCAATTGTGTTATTTATAGTAGTAGTAGCATTTGTAATTTGTATTCTTAAATCTGATGCTGTTTGTGTTGCCCCAGTGTAAAAATTTATTTCATTAGTGCTATCTGCAGTAAAGACGACTGCTTCCTCTGTTGTTTCTAATATTTGACTTCGTAAATCTGCTATACTAGTAATATTCAATAAAGCTAATCCAGCACTTGATGCTACTTGACCAGTAACAGCATTTCCAGTATCTAATATTGGAATAGTAGGTTGTAATACACTTAAATTTTGGAGGTTAATAGTCCGCTGGTTTAATTCCGTGTCTGTTGGATCATTAAAGATATTTGACATTTATATATTACAAGATAAAAAATATATAATTGTTTAAATTATTCTAATTTAGATTTTGCCAATTTTTTAATCATCTGTCTTTCTATTTCTTTTTTTAATTTCTCTCGATCGACCTCCTTCATTTTATCTAATTTTTTTTTAAGACGTTTCTGAATTTTAAGAATTTCTTTTTGTAATTTTAAATTATCATTTCCTGCCTCTCTAGAACCTACTAATAACATAACTTTTTGTAAATCATCTTTTAACCCGCCACCCAATTGTGTAAGACCATTACCTTGCTGTTTTTTTTTAGACCTTGCTCTTCTTTTTCTACCACCCCTCAAGGATGCTTCCGCTTTGTTTGAATTAACATATTTTTGAATCCTAATTTGAATCTGTTCAATATTCTCACCTTCAGATATATTAAATAAGATGTTTTCCGCTTGTTGTTTTCGGAGGTTGCCCCAATTTTTTAACCCTTTTGATTTTAAAAATTCCTTAATTTGAGTTAAAGATGCATTCTCAGTAGGCATACCTTCGGACAAGTTTTGACGTTCTTCTTCTTTTTCTTCTGCTTTTTCTTCAATTTCTAATATTCCTTCAATATATTCTTTAAGAGTATCAAATAAATCATTTACATCCTCGTTTAATCTATCACCATATACCCTTTTACTTTCTTGTAATTTTGTATATATTTGTCTTAATTTTTCCTTATCATCTATATTGTCTAAATCAGTTTTAAATGCTTCTTCTACTATGTTTAATTGCTCTTCGTCCATATCATTATACATTTGTAATGTTTCGGGCAATGGTGGCACATCCTCCTCTTCTAGTTCCTCTTCTGATGATTCTTCTTCTTCTTGTTCCTCTGCCTCTGGAACAACCTCTCTACTAACTGGACCACTTGAACTAATTTCTGGAGTAGCAATTTCCCTACTGATACTGGTATATAATGTTGATTCTTGTGGAGTTAATGCAGTATTTGTGCTTATAGATTCTAGTGCCTTTTTTTTTATTATTTGTGCTTGAATTTCATCCGCCAATAATTTAAAATTGGAATGCTCTCTTTTAATCATTTTATTTTTTAAATCTTCATTTAAAACACCTATTGCTAAAGCACGTGCTTTATATACATCGGGGTCTTCTAACTGATAATAAGTTTCTTGGTTGATCATTCGTATATATTAATAATATATTTTATTTTTTTATCTTATTATATAATATTTATTGAAATGAAAAGAAGTCAGAAAAAATATCAGAATGAATTGGAAAATGATATACTAAAAATATACAATATTGATAAACTAGTAGGAAATGAGAATGATTCGCAGAAGTCGCAACTCCACCCTCTTTTACCTAAGCATCCATTTCGACTTTTGGCAATAGGCAGTTCTGGCCTTGGCAAAACATCGATGGCAATTCAAATGATATGTAAGCAGTTATGCTTCGATAAAATATATGTAATTTCTAGACACAATACACAATCTAAGTATATTTATTTAAAAAATTATCTAGAAGATATTGAGCAGTCTATAGAAGATATACATGGGATAAAACATAAAATTATTGAATTATGGAGCGATTCTTTGGATGAGTTGCCAGATATTAAAGAAGGTTTCAATAAACAATATCGAAATTTAATACTAATCGATGATTTCAACAACCTTACGAAAGCAGAAGAAAAGAAAATAGCATCGTATTTCTGTCGATGTCGGCATGCTAATGCTTCTATCATATTATGCAACCAGTTATATTTTCGAACACCTAGACCAGTGCGGCTTAACCTCTCTCATTGTGTTCTGTTTAATAACAACAATAATAGAGAAATACAAATGTTAGCAAATGAATTGGCCTCTGATATGGATACTAAAGACTTTAAGAAATTATATAATAAAATATTAGATAGACCCTACCAATTTATGTTAGTAGATAATACTGCTACGGATAAGTCTTTAAGATATAGACGTAATTGGGACGAATTATATGGAAAACATTTTGACATATAAGTATATAAAGATAAAATAATTATCTATATATAGAATATATAAGAAATGGCAAATATCAAATATACAGATAAAACCCACGAATATAGGCGGAATTATTATAGATCACATTACAAACCCTATAAGAAAAAGGTATATTATCTTAAAATTATATTAAAAGATAAAATTGATTTAGAAAATGACGAGGTTTATGGAGCAATAACGGAAGACAAAGATCGGTATGAATACCTTCTTAAGAAAAATTTCGAATTAAAATGTGCTTCTTTATAAATTTATAAATATTATATTTATATATAATATGGATAAATACATAATAAAACCACGAACTAAGATAATGGCCCGTAAATTATCAGTAAGTGTCAAACCATCTATACGAAAAAATAAAAAAATAGATGTATTCGATAAAGAAGGTAAATATGTGGCATCTATAGGTGCTTTAAATTATGGAGATTATCCTACTTATCTACTCCAAGATAAACAATTAGCAGAAACTAAAAAACGCAATTATAAAAAAAGACACGAAAAATATAGGCATATTAAAGGTACACCATCGTATTATGCGGACCAGTTATTATGGACATAAAAAATATACATATATATAAAATGACAAAGGTTAAATTGAATAAGAAGGAATATTATCGAGAATATCGAAAAAAGAATATAGAGAAACTTCAAGAGTATCAGAGGGAATATTATAAAAAAAATAGAAATACTGGAAAATATTATAAAAGAAAGACCCACGAATATTCTAAGATTTATAAAACGATAATTATATATTTTGATTAAGACAAACGCCTATATATCATTAAAGAAAAAGTGGAATAATTTTTCAAACCCCTATAACACCACATAAATCAATCCAGCAACCCATTTATAATGTTTTGGCATATTGTCTTCTATACTTCTATAGATAAAATATCTTACACCATATATAACTATATAATACATCATTATAATATATAGTTATTTTTAAGTTTCAATTATATGGAATACAAGGTTCACTTGCTCCCCATTTAAGTTTAATGTTCGACCAAGATTGTCCTTAATTCCAAATGACGCAAAATGTATTGTTCCTAAATTTGTCATAGATAAGTATATAGGCGAGGCTATAGTGGCGGATAGGTTACCACCAGGCGCTGATGTAGGTGTAAATTGATGTATGCAGGTGCTTTGAGTATTGTTAATAAGATTCGAAGTAGGTGATACTAAAGAAGTGTGTATCTGAACAGCATCTATGCTATTTGTAATATTTGGTTGATTATCTGATGAATGAACTCCCGCTGATAAGGTTTGAGAATTAAATCCTAATAATATATCTAATCCAGTGCCGTCAAATGTTACAGTATATGATCCAACTATTGTAATATCTACTTTCAACGAGTTATAATTGCCTACTATAGTAATATTATCTTGGTTATCTCCTAATAATGTCATTTGTGCTTTAATATAACTATTTAAGTCACTTACGCCATATTGGCCATCGGGAATTGTTATAGTTTTATTTGTAGTTCCATTGAAGTATTTAAATAAATTGTTTCCTAAAGTAGCAGATACATTAAACCAAGAATACCATAATGAGTATGATATTAGGGCAATTTTATGATGAGTAGTTGTTGTGTGGTTTAGAGCTAAATTAGAAAAGTTTATATTGAAATCGTGAGATAACCCATTAATATCAGCACCACTACTAGAAATATTTAATAAAACACTATCTTTATTTTCCATATTATATTATAATAGAATATTTTAATTTTCTAAATATATATAAATGATACCATTAAAAGATCAAGATATATTTAAACCTCTATCTAATATAGATATTATAGAATATGGCAAAAATAAAAATATATCTATATATTGTGTAGCAAAAGACGAATTAGAAAATTTATCCATCTTAAATAATAATGAGTGTGTTGTTATAAACTTAGATGATATAGATGGTCCTGGCACACATTGGGTATGTATATTACATAAAAATAGAAAATTGTTCTATTATGACCCCTTTGGGATACAACACATGCCAAGTGATGTTAATAAATACATAAAACGCCATAAGAATTCGTCCTGCTACACATCAACTGAACAAAATCAGAACATCCTTTCTAATAAATGTGGGTGGTTTTGCTTAGCGTGTATAAATTCTTGTATAGGAGATCGAAAATTGTCTTATCAAGATTACATGGATATATTATATAATACCCCCAGTATGTATAATGAATATATTATATTTTGTTTAATTTAGATATGTTTTTTTATATATTTATATTATATAAAATGAATGTTACAGATACGTCTTCGTGGTTATCTCAATACAATACACACGATCTCGAAATTGTCAACCTTGTACAAAGTGGCTGTAGCTTTATTGCCACTATGATTATTATGATAAAGGTGCTCGATATACCTTCGTTTTTCGGTCGTGTCCGAAAAAAAAGAGAAGAGGCGAAAAAATTGAAAGAAAAACGAGAATTAGAACGCGTTCGAAAGTTAATTAATGCGGCACAGAAAGGTGGTGAGGTAATGATAGATGAATTACTAAGTGATGAAGATGATGAAACAGAACAAAATGATGCTGGCGTAATGAAGATAGCACATAAAAAAAAACATAATCACTCTGAATCTAAAGTTTGAAATATAGAAGATTACAAGGTTCAGGGCATATTATTAGATAATTTAGATAATCTTAGATACCTTAATTTATAGTTTATATAAAAATCCGTTATATTTAAATGTTGTTTATATAGTATAATAATGTATATGAATAATAGAGTTCAACGTGTTCCCGTATTTGGACGTGGGTTAGCAAGTCGCTATTATGGTGATGGATTAGGTAATGTTTTAAGGGCAACATTAAAAGGCGCTCGAAAATTATTTCGGAAAGCAGCTCCTAAATTGAAAAAAGCAGGTATTCAATTTTTAAAATCTACTGGGAAACGTCTTAAGGAAGCAGGTGAAAAATACATAGAAGATAACAAAGATGAAATTAAAGATGAATTAAAAAAATTAGGTAAACGTGCTACTAAAATTGCTCAACAAGAAGCAGAAGAGGCAGTCAAAGAAGTATTAGAAGGCCAAAATGTAAAAGAAACTATTAAAACAAGGGGTAAACGTGCTTTATCTAGAACAACAAGAAGTGCTAGATCACGAGGAAAAAGAGTATCCAAAGCACAAGCAACTAAGATTCAAGATATAGTAGACCAGCAGTTGAAAATTTCAACAGAAGCAGCCAAAGAAGCCGTTGAATCAACGAAAACCGAATTGGGTAAAGATTTAGAAAAAGTTGGCAAAAAAATAAGAAAAGATATTGATCAAGATATTAAAGGATTGAAATTAGACTCCTTATTTGGTAATGGGTTAACCCAATTAGGTAAAAAACGAGGCAAGGGGTTACGTCAATTAGGACGGGGGGCTCATAATAAAAAATAAACAAATATATAGAGTTTTATTTATTTATTTTTCTAAAAAATTTTATATTATTATAATATATAAATATGAGTATGATGCCTTTAGAATTAGATATTGAAAGCAGTCCTAAATCAATGAGTGGTTTTTTTTCTGAATACGAATTAGTTGAGCATAGGACAAACAACAATGTAATTACTAACAACGATATTATGACGATTGTAATCAAAAATAGCAGTGATTATACCAACTTAAGCGAATCTTACTTACAAGTTAATTTTAAATTAGTTAAAGCAGCCGATGATACTGATTATGCGGATGCTGCACGTGTTGGATTAGCAAATGGTATAGGGTGCCTATTCTCTCGATTAACTGTGCGAGTTAATGGCCAAGTCGTGGAAGTTGTGGAAAGAGGGGATATTGCTCAGAACATACGTGGTTTAGTATTATACTCTCAAGACTACGGGCAAAATGCTTCTAACGCTTTCTGGTATAAAAACACTGGGTCTAATTTATTCGAGATCGACACTTCTGATAAAAATACTGGGTTCGAGTCGAGAAGATTAAGAAACAATAACGGAAAAGAAGCGTCCGCTTTTATTAATTTAGCAGAATTATGTGGGTTCGCAAGTGTAGATAAACTTCTAGTAAATCAAGAAATTAGTTTTGAATTTACACGAAGTTCAGCAGCTGAACACATTTTTAATACAACTGCACTAGGACTAGGAAAAATAAACTTAAATAGAATGTCTGTTTGGGCGCCTAGAATCGTTCTTGCACCAGAAGCAGATTTAACCCTTAAACAATCAATTAGTAGTGGAATTTCTAGTCCATTTATGTTTCATAATTGGAGTGCCTATGTAAGTCCTACTCTAACTGGTGATGTTGGAAATTATCGTGTTATTACCACATCTGAAGAAGTAGATTATGTATATGTGGCACTTAGACATCTACCTGCTAATGACCAGATAATAGATGCCACTAATAACCCCCAGGCCTATTTAAACAACTGGTCTTCTTGCGAGGTTTCTCTCAACGGCCGCAGATACCCATTAACTAGATATACCGAATTAGATGGTACTGCTCGTGTTGGATTGGCCAGAGCATATAACGCTCTTGTAAAATCCGCTCATGATAAAATTGATTACAGCAATGGTTCTAATCTTACTTTTGATGAGTTTTCTAATAACCAAACCATCCTAGCATTCGATTTAACAAGCAAAGCGTTTAACTGGACTAAAGCAAATTCCACTATAGAGGTTCACTATAACATAGAAACTGGTCAAGGTAATGGAAAACAACTGGCGGTATGTCTCGTTTCTAAAAAACAAGTAATGATCAACTACCAAGGAGGACAAGCGGTTGTATCCCAGGCCTAAATAAAATTTATATAAGAATATCCCTATATAAATTTTTAAATCTAATTATATTATAATGTATCAAATAACCGATTATACGAAAAGATTAAATCTTGATGTTAAACCGAGCATGCGAAAAAATAAGAAATTAGCTGATACGTTGTTATGGTAG